GCAGGCCATCGCCGAACTCGCCCCACCGCCCACCTGGGAGAGCGTCACCGGAAAGCCAACCGAGTTCCCGCCATCGACTCACACGCACACCGCGTCGCAGATCACCGACTTCGCCTCGGCCGTCGTCTCCGTCTCCCCGCCCGTTGATTGGTCATCGCTCACCGGCAAGCCAACGACCTTCGCGCCCTCCGCGCACGCGCACCTCAAGAGCGAGATCACCGGCCTCGATGCCGACCTCGCCGCCCTTGCCACCGAAGACACCGCCCTCGGCCAGAGGATCGATTTCCTCGCCAGCAATCTCGACCCCGCCGCGCTGGACTCCATCGCCGAAGCAGCCGCCAGCATCGGATCGCTCCAGACCCAGATCGACGGCAAAGCCACCGCCGCCCAAGGCGCCAAGGCCGACACCGCCCTCCAGCCCGAGCCCGTCGATTACCAAGGCGCCTACAACAACGGCGCGGACTACTCCCCCGGGCAAGTCGTCAGCTACAACGGCGAACTCTACATCCGCATCGGAGAGCCGAACCCCGGATATCCACCGCCCGGCAGCTACTGGGCCGCCTTCGATCCCTCCGCCTCCCCCGCATTCAAACTCTGGGTCGATCTTTCAAAAGCCGCCACGGTCCACACCCACGCCGCCACCGAGATCACCGGCCTTTCGAGCTACATCATTTCCAGCGCACCCGGCCTGCAAATCAACACTACCGTCCGCATCGGCGACGGCGTCGCCACAACCTTCCCGATCGACGGCCTTGTCAGCAGCGACCCCGAGCATGTCCTCGTCGCCCTCAATGGCGTCACCCAGACCCCCGTCACCGACTACACGGTGAGCGAAGCCAGCGGCACGATCACCTTCGACGCCGCTCCCGCAGTCGGCACCCAGATCGCCGCCACCGCCCTCGGCCTGCGCACCGTCCAGCCGCCCATTGACCCCACGCTCTACCTCTACGCCTTCGACATCAGCACGGACGGCTTCACGACCTACAGCGGACGCCTCCTCAACGCCAACCGCCCCGCCGCGCCAGCACTCCCAGAGACCGCCACCACCTGGACCGTCAAGCGATCCACCCTCAACGCCGCAGGCCAAATCCTCGCCGTCGCCTCCGCCGTCGGCTCGTGGGCTAACCGCACATCGCTCGCCTACTCATGACAACGATCAGCGAATCCAACATCCGGCAGACGCTCGATCTCTCATCGTTCGACCTCACGCTCCCCGCCGTCATCGTCGAATACCCGAGCCGCTCGAGCTTCCCGAGCATCGGGAAACCCGACCGCCTCTACATGGCCCTTGACGAGGGGATGCCCTACCGCTGGTCGCCCACCGCGAGCGCCTACAGGTCGTTAATCGAAACCATCGACGGCGGCAATTTTTGACACTCACCCACCCACGAACACCAACACCTAACCCATCACCACTATGCCACAAGTCATCAAACTAAAACGCGGTTCTGGAATTCCCGTTTCCTTGCAGAACGGGGAAGCCGGTTTCGACACCCTGAACAAAGCCCTCTACATCGGCACAGCCGAGGGGGTCTACGACCTCGCAGGCGTCAATTACGCGAAGAAAACCTTCGTCAACAGCGCGGTAGAAGCCGAAGCCGACCTGCGCAGCGCAGCGGATTCGACGCTCACCACGAACCTCAATGCGGAAATCTCCCGCGCTCAAGGAGCCGAAAGCGACCTCGCCGCCGACATCGCCGCCGAGACATCCGCCCGCCAGTCCGCGATCAGCTCCGCCGTTTCGACATTGGAAGCAGCCGACACCGCTTTGGACGGCAAGATCACCGTCGAGAAAGGCCGAATCGATGCGATCCTCAGCGCCTCCTCGGCCGACAAGGATAGCTTCGCGGAAATCGTCACCTTGATCAATTCGGTCGATCTGACCAACGACAACGCCCTGGCAGCCGCCATCCTCGCGATCAACGACTCGATCGCTGACGAGACCTCCGCCCGCACCTCCGGCGACTCCAGCCTCCAAGGCAACATCGACACCGTCTCGAGCGACCTCTCCGCGCTGACCACACGAGTCACCGCAGCGGAAGCCGATATCGTTTCCGAAGAGTCCGCTCGCATCGCCGCAGTCTCCGCCGAGGCCGCTTCCCGCGCATCGGATGTGTCCGGCCTCGAAGCCGACATCGCCCTCGTCCAGTCGAATCTGGATTCGGAAAGCTCGACTCGTTCGACAGCCGATACCTCGTTGTCCAACAGAATCACGACCTTGGAGAACGCCAGTGCGGACAGCCGCCTGACCGCAGTCGAGGCCGATGTGGCCGACCACGAGACCCGCATCTCCGCGATGGAGAGCGTCATCGATGGCGGCGTTTACTAGTCCCTAAACCAACCAACCCCGGCGGGGCGCTCCATAGCGCTCCGCCAAGCGGGGGGTCTAACTTCCGCAAATCAAAATCCGGCCCATGCCAAACCCACAAATTATACCAAAAAAGTCGGTCCAAGCCTCAGCCATACCGACGACCTCGCAGCTCGCCCTCGGCGAGATTTGCGTGAACCACGCCGACCGACGCATCTACTCGCGCAACCCCTCCACCGGCGAAGTCTACAAATTGGCCGGCACCAAAGACGCACCCGATCGCGTCTGGGCCTTCGACCTCTCTGCCGACGGCACCACCACCTACCTCGGCTTCCTCCTCTACGCCGACTTTCCCAACAACGGCAGCGTCTACGACAGCGCCAACTGGGAAATCTCCCGAACCATTTTCAACTCAGCAGGCACAACTTCATCCGAATCCAGCGCCACCGGCGCGTGGTCGAACAAGGGGAATCTGACCTATGCTTAGTCCTTTATACGGCCAACTCTCTCCCCTCCGCGTGCCGACCTCGATGCGTTTCATCTCTAATGATGCCGATGTCGTCGCCTATGTCCTCGCCGTCGAGGCCGCTGACGGCGACCGATTGGAAGACGGCGTGATTTCCGCTTACGACTCCTTCATCACCGGTTGCAAGTCTGACAGCATCTGGTCCGCCCTCAAAGCCTCCTGCATTCTCGCTGGCGCTCGCACTCTGTCCGGCGCACTTGTCCCACTCGTCGGCACGGCACCGACCAACGCGAATTTCGTGAGCGGGGATTACAATCGAGAAACAGGACTGCTTGGAAACGGCTCCACTAAGCATCTGAATTCCAATCGAAATAACAACGCAGAGCCTCAAAATTCAAAGCACTTAGCTTGTTATATTTCTCAAAATTCAACCGTTACTGGCAATTTGTTGTCTTCAAACACTGGAGTCGGAAGTTCTCTTTTATTAGTAATCCCATCGACTACTCAAACTCGCTGCATAATAAATGGTTCAAACACAACAGGAATAAATCGCTCGTTTGCAACTGGATTTGTAGGGGCTAGCAGACCAAATGGAACGCAAATGATAACGCGGCAAAGCGGCTCCTCCATAACACACACCTACTCGTCCGCCACTCCATTAAATTCCACGATTAGTGTTTACACAAGAGGTGGCTCAATCGCTGCTGTCTCCAATGGAAGATACTCATTTTACAGCATCGGCGAAGCCGTCGACCTCGCCGCACTCGATACCCGCGTCAGCACCCTCATGACCGCCCTCGCCGCCGCCATATGACACTCGCCGACCTTATCCAACAGCCCGTCAGCTACGAAACCGCGAAAGACCTCGCGCTTGTTTTCTCGCCCGAACTCGCCGCGCAACTCGCCGCCGTCCAAAGTGAGCATGGCAACCCGCGCCATGTCGCCAGCCCCGTCGATCTCACCGATGGCCGCAAAATGCTCTGCGCGGATTTACTGACCGAAATCGGCCCCGGCGGCCTCTACTCCGGCGGATTCGCGCATCTCCCCAGCGAGCTTTTCCCGCTCGTCGAAGTCCTCCCCATGTCCGAAGTCCTGCCACTACTCCCGCAACCCGAAGAAATCTAAACCCACCACCACCCATGCTCGAACAAGTCTCCACCTCCGTTAAGTTCCTCGCCTTCTACACGGCGAGCAAACAAGGCAAAACCGGCCTCACCGTCACCGTTGACATCTACAATCCAAGCGGCACGCAGATTGTGACCGCAGGCAGCGCCACCGCCCTCGGCGGCGGGTTGTATAGCTACACGCTCTCGACCAACAACAGCGCGGATGGCGAATACGCCGCAATCTTCAAAACAACTGATGCGACGGTTGACGCCCAGCACATCCCGAGCCTCTGGGTTCTCGGTCGCGCTGGAGTCGAAAATCTCGATGCCGCCACCTCCTCCCGCCTGCCATCCAGCAGCTACACCGCCCCAGCGAACTCGGACATCTCGGCAATCAAAAGCAAGACCGATGCACTCCCCAGCGATCCCGCAGACCAAAGCCTCGTCGAGTCCGCCATCTCCGCCCTCTCGATCCCGACCGTGGTTCAGATTCGCACCGAGCTAGATTCCAACTCCACCAAAATGGCGAACCTCGATGCCACGATCTCGAGCCGCTCGACCCTCACGACCGGCGACCTCCCGAGCGTGCCGAGCGCGGCCTCGGTAGCCACCGCCGTGCGCACCGAGCTGACCGAAATCTCGAACCTCGACGCCTCCATCTCGAGCCGTCTCGCTTCGGCGTCTTACACAGCGCCAGCAAACTCGGACATCACCGCGATTAAGAGCAAAACCGACAACCTCCCGGCTTCGCCCGCAGCCGTCGCCGACATCCCGACCACAGCGCAAATCGCCACCGCCGTGGAAGGCAGCTTGCTCAACGAGAACGACGGACAAGCCGTGCTCAACGCCCTCGTAGGAGCGATCGGCAACCAGAATGTGGACGAAATCGCCCTCGTCGCAGCCATCCGCAGCGACCTCGAGCGCACCGGCGGCAAGATCGACAGCATCCCGACCGATTCCGCTCCGAGCGCGGCCTCTGTGGCAACAGCCGTCTGGTCCGCAAGCACCAAGGAAATCACCGGCGGCACGGTCACAACATTGACCAACTCGCCCGATGTGCCGACCGAATCCGAAATCGCCGCCCAAGTCCGCACCGAGCTCTCGGTCGAACTTGGTCGGATCGATGCCGCCATCAGCTCACGCCTCGCGCCATCCGGAACCTTGGCGACCGTCACGACCCTCACTAATGCGCCGACCGTGCCAACCGCAGCCGCCATCGCCGACGAGGTGCGCGTGGAACTCGCCACCGAACTGGCTCGCCTCGACGCCCCGGTCAGCGGCGCAACAGCCCCAAGCGCCGCCACCGTGGCCACGGCAGTCCGCTCCGAGCTTTCGGTCGAGTTGGCCCGAGTCGACCAAGCCGTGAGCACCCGCCTCGCCGGTTCGGCCTACACGGCCCCAGCCAATAGCGATGTCGCCGCGATCAAAGCGAAGACCGACGCAATCAATGTGGATCGCATCAACAACACCGCGACCACGGCCATTGTCGGGAATCTTTTAGCTCAGGCGAATAGCTAATGAGCACAGAAGTTGTCCGAAACAGACCAGGTGTAAAAATGAGCGTCGGCGAGTTCATCGCCGCGCTCGCCCTGGTGGCAACCGTCTTCTCGGCCTCCCAAGCGTGGTGGATTCTTCCCGAAAAAGTTTCCCGCGTAGAAGTGGAAAACGAAAAGCAGGAGCAACGCCTGCAAAAGATCGAATCCACCGCCGCCGACCGAGCCGAGACTTTGGCCCGCATCGATGAGCGCACAAAGCGCATCGAGCAAATCCTCGCCAACCGTCCGTGAGGCTTTGACACCCACGCACGGGAGATGAAAAACCTGATCTCAAGGCTCAAGGAGCCCTCCACCATTCGCGGCCTCTGCATCCTTCTCGGGCTGGCAGGCATCAACCTCGAGCCCGAAGCGGTCAACGCCATCACGAGCCTCACGATCGCCGCCCTCGGCGCTATCGAGCTTTTCCGAAAGGAAAAATGATCAACCCCGCCAAGTTCGCGGCGGCCATGATCCTCGCCGCTTTTCTTTTCCTAGCTTTGGCTCTCCTCACCGGGTGCTCGAGCTTCGGCCCGCTCACTTTCTCGCTCGAGAGCGACTATGGCCGCTTTAGCTACCAACTCCCCGAGCTTCCAGATCGCACCCTCCGCGACAAATGATCTCCCTCCTCGCCCGCTTCTTCATGCTGCCCAAGCCGGCACAATCCCCCGCCCCCGCGCCTGAGCCCGCGCCGAAGCCCGCGAAGCCAACATCAAAGCCCGCCAAAACCTCCGGCACCCTCAAGCCCGAGCCGAAATACTACCAGCAAACCAACAAGCGCACGCCCAACATCAGCGCGGGCCGCGTGATCAAGCCGACCCATGTGATTTTGCATCACACGAGCGGAGCCTATGCGGGCAGCGTCTCGTGGTGCTCTGATCCGGTCAGCAAAGTCTCCTACCACTGCATCATCGCCAGAAACGGAAAGCGAGCCGTCTTGGCCTTGCCGAGCCAACGCACCTGGCACGCCGGGGTTTCAAGCTGGCAAGGCCGCAAAGACGCCAACTCATTCAGCGTCGGCATGGCATGGGAAGGGGACACCTACTCGACCCCATTGAGCGAAGACGCACTCCTCTCCGCCGTCGAATACCTCCTCCCCATCCTCCGCGAAAACAACATCCCCCTCGCAAACATCCTGCGCCACGCCGACATCGCTCCCGGCCGCAAAACCGATTGCTCCCCAGCAGCCCACGCCGCCCTCCTAGCGGCTCTCAATAAAGTCATTTAGGGCAACAACGGGCAACACTCCCGTAAGTCATTGAAAAACAAACCTAAGAAAGCGACTTAAAATCCGTTTTCGCGAAAGCGGAGTGCGGGTTCGAGTCCCGCCGCCGGCAGAGTGCTTTACATCGATTTGAG